TTTTTCCCTCACCCCGACAGCCTGAACTTCCCCGCTATTGACTGACAAGGTTCCGAAGGTAACCTGGGGTGGTAGGATGAACCGGAAATCAATTTAGTACTAAATTCACTTGATTTCAGTACTGAAGTCTTTTCGGAGGGTTTCGAATGGCACGTCGAGGTCGCCCACGCACCGATGTTCTGATTTGTTGCTCGTCTCGCTGCCTGCGCCAGATCGGCACGGAAGAGAAGGCTGTCGCCATCACCTGTTTCGCCCGCACACTCGGCATGGGGAAACAGCGGACTTCAAAGTCCGAGCGGCTGTTCCTTTGCCCGCAATGCGCCTACCGGGTTGCGAGCGTCGAGAAAGAGCCCGCAAAAACCGCGCCCTTCGATCTCGCGATCTACCACGTGCTGCTGGACCTGGTCGGCGCGGACGATGATGTTGCGGTCGCGAGCTGGGAGCAGCTGCAACAGAGGCGGAACGAACTTCTCTATCCCACCGCGCTCGGTGAAGGGCAGGTTCTCCCTCCACTGAGGCGGCTAAAGGAAGCCAGTTAGGCGGCTGGTGTCGCAGTCGGTGCGGGCGCGGCATTCAACACAGCGACTACTGAGTTCACGTAGTTTGTGACATCGGCTGTGCTGTTCGGTTTGCCTGCAACCGCGAGGCCTTGCGCGATCACTGGCTCGGCGATCTGCAATACGTCCGCGAGCTTCGATGCTCCAGTCCCGCTTTGCTTTCCGAGCGCCGCATATTTCTGCTCGGCGGCCGTCACCACGGCGACGGTTGAGTTAAACAGCGGCCCGAGCGCGGGCGCGAACAAGCTGACCGCGGTTTCGCCCATCGTGGAGGCGTAGGGAAGCACGGCGGAGAGGCCTTTTTCAAAATCCTTACCCACCGCTTCGAGAAACGATACGAATTTATTGCTCATTTTGTTTTCTCCTCAGTTTGAAATCTGGCTAAATTGTTGGAATCGAGTAAATCTTGGGGAACAGTGAGTGTTAGAAACTTTTTGTCTTCGAGATCCCGCAGCGACAGATACATCGACGTGGCCGCGTCTTTCATGGCTTGCCCTTCCCCCGTCCAGTCGGCCCACTTCGCCGCGCCGGATCGCCACACAAAGGAAATCCAGGCGCTGTAGGCCGCGCTCATCACGGAGTTCACCACTTCACGTTCGAGCTTGGCCGTGGCCGCGCCCTCGAACATCGAAACCGGATCGGGAAAGTCGATGAGGCCCATTAGTCGCCGCCGAACTTCGCGTTTCCGATCGCATTTCCCAGCGCACTCCAGAAGCCGCGCCAGAAGCCGGGTTTCCCCTCACAGTTGCAAAGCGGACAAAGCACTCCGGCGGGGTGAGCGGCATGCGGACAGAAACGGCAGAGAACCGGTTCGTTCATTTCGGCGGCATTTGATAGTGCGCGATCGTGCCCATCGCCCATTGCGCGAAGGAGACGATGACGAGAACATCAGCCTGGTATTTTGCCGGCACGATGTTCGTGGCCAGGTTGCCGATCTGAATTGTTGTGGCTGCCGCTTGCGCGAGAGTGTGCCAGTTCAACCAAGAGGGACGTTTCATGATTTGAGTTTTCCTTTTCTACCTACTGCCAGAACCCGGATTCGATTTGGGTGGCGAGGCGCGCGATCCGCAAAGGCTCTTCGTGATCGGCGGCGGAGTCGAGCAGTTCTGCCTTCGCTGTCGCCCAGTCTTTCGCCTTCATCGCGGCGATGAATTTCGGGAAGCCTGAGAGCGCGTGCGATCCCATATTGAAAATCAGATTAAGCACTGCGCCTTTTCTGACTCCATCGAGATCGAGCGCCCAGGGGAAGTTCGCTTCGAGCGCGATGGCCGCGTCCTGCTCGTCATTTGCCAGGAGGAAATCACGCTCTTTTGCGGAGAGGCCTTTTGCGGAAAGATTTCGCCCAACGCCGATCGTCAAATTTCCTAGCAGCTTGTCGCCTTTACACAAAGGCTTTCCGCTCGCGTCGTCGTAGGCGAATTGCTTCTCGTCTTCGTCGCGGCGCAGCTGGTCGGAGAGACAGGTGATCGGCATAAATCTTCTCACCATCCCAGATAGTGAAATGGCGCACGTATAACCGCTGGAGGCGCGGGTCCAGGACTGCTCAGCATGATGGCGTAGGTCGCCACAAACGGAGCCGTGCCGCTTAATCCGAGGCCGGCGTTGCCGGAAAAATTGGCGTTCATGTCCTCGGCCACCAGCCAGAACGCCTCGTCGGGAGCGAGCGTGCCAATCAGGTCCGCCCCTTGAAAGTTTTCGCAATTCGGCGAGCAGCCCGGGCCATAGTTGTTTCCGTTCTCGTAGTAGTGCACGTACGAGTTGGCGAGCCCGGTCGGCTGGTTGAGGGTGAATAGATCGTTCGCACCATAGAGGCAGGTCCATCCCGGAGGATTGGTCTGCGCCGGAACTCCCGGCGTGTTGACCGAGCTGGTGATGAGAACCGGGGAAATGTCGTTATTGAAGGGGGTCGCCGACGAGGAGTGCATCTGCGAGCCGCCAGGCGAACTGCCGCAGGCAGAAGGAAGCTGAAACAGCAGATAGCAGTCGGAAACGCTGGAGCAGGTCGGGTCGGAGAAGCCGGTGGGGAACTTCCACATGTAGTAATCCGGGTTCGTGGCAAATCCGAACCAGTTGTAGATCGGCGAGCCGTGCCCGTTCTGGATGGGCACTGTGATGATGGTGATGGCCCCGGTCGAAGGCGTCCAGAATAATAAATCGCACCCAATGCAGCCCTGGCTCGTCGTTCCCCAGCCCGCGATATTGACCGCGGTTCCGGCTCCATTCATGTTGGCGCTGTGGATTCCGTAGGCGTCAATCGCGCCGATGCCGGGGCTGGTCGCAACCGCGGGAGTGACGCAGGTCAAGGTTGTGTTCGCGCCAGCCGGACACGATGCCGAGGCGATGGGCGGATAGATGATCCCCATCAAGCCCGGCTGGCCGATCCCGGTCACATCGACTTCCAGCCCGGAGCCCGCGCCGCTCGCGCTGAACCCGGTTCCCAGATAGCAGTTCGAACCTTTGGTCTGCAAGGTGAGGGCGGTGACGGCGCCGCCGGATGCGGTCACGGTAGCGGTTGCGCCGCAAGGCAGAGTTGCAGTGTTGCCAGTGGTCCAGCCCGTGCCCGCATGACCGCTGGTGAGGCCCAGCGAATACACTCCGGTACCGCTGTAGCCGTAAGTGTCGTAGGTGGTACAGGTGCCATTCGCCAGCGAGATCGCGAACAGCATGTGATCCTGGAACCCGCCCTGCAGGCCGCTGCCCAGGGCGAACATGATCTCGTTATCGAAGTTGTCGGTTTTGAGTGTGGCCTGACCCACCAGTCCGGTGCCGACCGATAAGTAACCGAAGCCGGGGCAGGTGTTCAGGTTGTAGAGCGTCGAACAGGAGCCCACGAGAGTGACGGCCCCGGCGGAATATTGCAGGGTGCAGGCGTTCAAGGTGGGCGCATAGCTATTGGTCAGGTTCAGCGCATACAGGAGCGCCTTTTTCGTGCCCGGCCGGTTTGCCGGGTTGCGCGAGAATCCGATGTAGTTCCATCCCACCTGGTGATAGGCATTCGATTCCGAAGTCACGTCATTCACGAAGCAGGGATTGCCGCCGCAGTGTGTGGGATCGATGTGCCCCGCATAGACAAAGGGCGCGCCGTCGTCGGTGAGCGAGAAGAAATATTCCGGCGGGGAGCCGAGATCGCTGAGCGAGATCAGCGGGTCGTTGGTTTCTCCGGTGAATGATGGCACCAGGCTGTGCTGTCCTGGGCCACCCGTCGTGGTAATGTCCGTCATCTGCACCATCGCGATGCAGGGCGCGGCATTGATGGCCGGGCCGCAGGGTGTCGCCGGATCATACGCCCAGGTGTTTGTGCCCGGGCCGCTGGCGCACCCCGGGGAACCGTTTCCATGCGGGCAGTTCGCCGATCCGGGGGCAGGGAAGGGAGCCGTGGCGAAAGGGTTATAGCCCTGGCCCTGGATCAAGCACGTGGTGTCAGCGGTGCCGGCGACGTCGGAGAGCGTCAGCGGCGTCAGCTGCGTGTTATAGAGGGTGCCGACGACCTGCGTGGAACTGCGCGAAGAGCCGGTCACGAGCACCTGGCCGTTCAGCATCGTCGCGTTGGTGCAGCCGGAAATTCCCAGCCAGGCATTCGCTGGGAAGGAATTCGACGCCTGGATGGCGACCACGTTCGAGGTGATGGAGAATGAGGTCGAGGTCGCGGTGAGATTTTGCTGCAGCGACGAAGTGGTCTGCGCGAAGCTCCGCTGCCAGGCGAGCGCGAGCAGGAAAATGAGAAGGAATGTTTTCACGAAAAAAGTTTTTACGGTTCGAGCAGGATGCCCACTTGCGTGCCCGCAGTCACGTTCGAGGTAAGAGTGCCAAGCGTGCTGGGACAGGAAGAGCCGCTGACTCCGTTCGCCGCAATCGCAAGGAATGTGGGATTGTTCTGGGTCAGGATGTTTGAGCCCGCCAGAGCGCTCGCGGCATAAGTTGAAACCACTGCGGCAGTCGTCCCCGATTGCCCGTAGAGAATGTAGTAGCGCGTGTTCGGCTGCAAAGTGTACTGCGTCGCGCTCGGGCTATAAACGCCGGGCGCCGTGACTGAAGCGCTCCCGCACCAGACAGCCGCCGATGAGGTCGAAGTGTAGACGCCGATCACCGCCGTCTCCGCGCATGAGGCGCAAGTCGAGACGTTGAAAGTAGCGTGGCCGACGACCTGCGGGATGATCGGAGTCAGCTGCTGCACGTAGCTGTTTCCGTTGACAGGAGTGCCGGAAGAGAATCCCTGATCGCCGCGCGGGAAGCCGTTCGACCAGAGTCCGCTTGCCCCCACCGTGGAATTTGCCAGGACGATATTGCCGCAAGGGATATTGGTGTCGCTCACCGCATTCGTCGCCGAAGGATAGACCGCGCAGTCGCCCGTAGTGGTTCCCGCATTCACCGTCCCCGAGCCGCCGCTTCCAGAGGAGGTGATGGTCACTTCCCAGATTCCACTCGCGGCCTGGCTAATCGTCGCGTACTGCCCATTGCTCAGGGTAAAGCTGGTCTGCCCATCGGAATTGGTTGAGCCGTTATAGATGCTGAAGGTGTCGGGGCTGGTGCGGCTCACGGTGAGCGTGCCCGCGCCGTCGTCGATGAGCCGTGTGGCCAGCCCCGCACATCCCGTGCCCGTGCTGAGAGGAACCGTGATTGCGCTCGCTCCCGATTGAAAACGGACCACGTGCGCGCGATCGATGATGGTGGTCGCGCTGTCGCACTGCACGGTGTAAGGCGTGGTCGAAACTGGCGAGGAGCTGCTATCGGTCAGGCTGGGAGAGGAGATCATCGGCGCAGCCCCGTTCACAACCACCGGGATCTGGCCGGAGATCGCACTGCCCACGCATCCCAGGACCGAAGTGCTCGACCAATAAGAAAAATAATTCTGCGTGCAGGTGCCAGGTCCGCCGCCCGAGCCGGTGGCCGCAGTGCCGGTCTGCTGTACATCCCAGTTGGTGCCGTCGTAGCAGGCGAGCATCGGCTTGTTTGCCGGAATGATGCCCGCCGTTAGCGTTGTCGTCCAGCCGCTTGCTCCCGCGATCGCGATCGATGCCGCGCTCGAAGCGTTCACGTTCAGGGTGAGGCCGGTCGAGGAATTTGCGGTGGTGGTGGTGTAAGCCACGCACACATTCGGCTGGGGAGTGAAGGTGGGAAAGGTCAAGCAGCTCTGTGCGGCGCCGGAGCCGGAAGTGTCCGCGCATCCGAGTGGGGTAAAGACATTCCGCGCGCTGGCGATCGCGGTCCCATCCGGCTGATAGCGGTAGACCAGGCCGTTTGTTCCCGGATCACTCAGTCCGCCGCCGCCGCCCGAGCCGGTGCCGATGGCCAACTGGTAGGAAAAGCCGGAAAAGCCGGGAGCGGTCACGGTGACGGTGTAGCTATTCGCGAGCGCGGCGAACTGGTAGTTGCCATTGGCGTCGGCGGTGAAGGGATTCGAGAGCGGCTCGGTTAATCCGATGTCCTGATAGAGCGCGCCACTCAAGGCGGGAGAGCAGGGAAGCCCGCCAGTCTTGGCCGCACACACAGTGATGGTCGCCGCCGCGATTGGCATGGTGTAGCCGTTCACCGTTTTCAAGGCGACTTGCGGCGCGGCGAGAGCTCCCTGCGCGAAGGCGGAAGCGCCGCCAAGAAAAAGCAAAGCGAGAAGAGCGAGAATTTTACGAAGCATGGTTGGGCTCACTGGTAAATCGCGGTGACGCTGGCATAGGAGCCATAAGAGCTGGTGCAACCGGTGCCGGGAGTGATGAGGCCCACTCCGATGGTGTCTCCGGCGGGGATTCCCGCAGAACCGGTGACGGTCGTGATTCCGACCGCGGTCGGGCTCCCACTCAGTAACACTGCGCCGCTGGTCAAATCCTTGATTCCGAGGATGGGCGTGGAAGTGCAGCCGCTGGGAGGAATTTCGGTCGCGATGATCAGGCGCACGGCAAGGTGGGCAAATCCAAACGAGCTGTAGATACAGTCTCCTACGATCGAGGGGATTTGACATTGGTAAGGGGAAGCTCCCGAGACACTGGTGGCGATAATCGGAATCTCCGCCGTGTACCCGGCAAGAGTCGTGCCGTTCCACTGCAGGAGCTGCCACGGCGTAGGGGCCACGGCGCTGAGCGGAACCGGGGTCCCGGCAAAGTGCAACTGGATCACCTGATCGCTGGTGTTGATGTCCTGCGTGGCGATGACCAGCTGAGCATAGGCGTTGCCGTTGCCCGCTTCGAAGAGCCGGCCAGGCGCGGCAGAGCACAAGTACACATAGCCCGCGCCCGTGCTGGAACAAGGGACCATCGGCATTTTGAAGGTGCCCGAACCCCAGTCGAGCACATCGCTGGTGTCTTTCGACAGGCAGAAATTCGAAGTGCCTGCGGCGTTGCGCCAGCAGATATTATCCCCGGAAGCCAGCTCCAGGATGCCGGAGGTGGCCGGATTCACCGAGCCGGAAATAAACGTTCCGGTAAAAGTGCCCGTGCCCCCGCCTCCGCCTCCGCCCCCCGAGCTCCCGCTTCCCGCAAGCACCTGATCGATTGAGAACAGCACATCGGCGGGCGCGCAGTAGGAGCCATCGTTTTGCAGGCAGAGCACGAATTTGTAGTAGGCCCCATTGGTCAGCCAGACGGTCGAGCGTCCTCCGCTGCCGAAGGTGATCGGGTTCGTGTTCTGGGTTTGGGCCGTGAAGTCGGTGTAGGTGGCCTGCTGGGTGAGGGTTCCCGCCTGATAGGTGTAGAGCACGCAGGAGGTACACTCATTGCCGTTATTGTCGAAGACCTGGATCGCGCCCAGGCCGCCCAAAGGGACGACGGTTTGCGCGTCGGAGAAGCAGGCGCAGGCGAGCAGGACGAGGCCGAAGAGAAGCGGGTGAATTAAGGTTTTGGGTTTCATGGGATCAGGTGGTAGAGTGTGGCCATGGAGTTTCTTTTCGGATGTTTGCTTTTCGGAGTTGGGTTTGTGCTTCTAGCCGGAGCTGCGTCAGGAATCTTCCTTCATCACAAAAGCCGCTTTGATCGCGACAAGTTCGACATGCGCAAGCGAACTGGCTAGTGGTCTTGCATCGCGTCGTAGATCATCTTCCCGCCCGCACTCGCCGCTCCTCCACCCGCTGCTGCTAGAGCCCCACGTACTGCGTAGGTTTTCGCCGTGTCGTACCAGTCCTGCAGCCGCGCAGCCTTCGCGTAATCACCGAGCCCCTTGTAATAGTCCGCAGCGCGCCCCACGGTTTCTGCTGAATTGCCAATATCCTGCCTTAGCCCCGCAGTAAGCTGCTGCACCTGATATTTCACGGGTGCCGCCATTTTCAGTTGCTCATCCGCCGACATCCGCGAGAGCAGCGAATAAAAGTCGCGCCCTTCCTCGTAGGTCATCGGCCCGAGTTTCGGGTTCGTAATGCGGTTTAAGAATTTATTCAGCGTAGGGCCGAGCTGCGTTTTCTTTTGCCAGTCCATCAGCTTCAGCGCCGCATCGCCTGCGTTGTCGAGCGAGACAGGGACTTTATTTGCGTCGTGCGCAACCGACTGCAGAAGCCCGCCCGCTGCTTCCTTCATCGCACTCGGATTTACTTTGTCGATGGCATTGCTGATGGCTGATGCGGTGCCTTCCGCCGCTTCAGGTGCGACGAATGATGCCGGAATTGTGGCAGCCTGCAGTGCGCCGCTGCCCACATCTTTCACGCCTTGTACAATTTTCCCTTGTCCGGTTTCGCCCGCGCCCTGCGTCATCTTCGCGAGTCCGAGTGGAAGCGAGGCCATGAAATCTCCCACTGCTTCCGGGTTGCCGGAATAGACGCCATGCGCGCCCATCTTTTTCAAAACACTTCCAACGCCAGTGAGATCGGAGCCGTACTTGATGTCGGATGCGACGTTACGCGCCCAGTTCTCCACTTTTCCCGAAAGTGAATCCGGCTCGTGTACTGCGCTGATGGTCGCAGTGGGCGGCGGTGTGCTTGCAGCAGTCCCCCCATGCTGTGCGGCCAGCGCATCGTAATCGATGGCCGCAGTCCCCCCATGCTGTGCGGCCAGCGCATCGTAATCAATCTGTGCTGGCGCGCTCATTGAATACCCGCCGTCTGCTTGAAGGCGTTGAGAGAGGCCTGATCCTTGAAGGAGTACATCTTGCCATTCGGAGCTTTGATGCTCAGAGCTGTGCCTTGTCCGCCGTTGCCTCCGACTTCTGCTCCATACTGACGTTTCAAGAATTGATTATTTCCGATGCGGGAGTCGCGCTGGGATTGCACAGCGGCTCGGGTAGCCTGAATCGCATCCGCCCTTTGCTCTGGACTCGCGGCCTGACTGAATAATTTGAGCGCGTGCTCGCGTGCGCTGTCGGAAGCCGTTCCCCCGCCCATGACTTTCCCGTAATCGTCGGCCACCCCAAGCACGTTCGCGGCATAGGCTGCCAGCGGCCCTTTCCCGCGTGCCAACTTCTGCCAGTCGTCCACCGTGTTCAGTGCGGGCATATCGTGCTGCGGGATTTTCTTTCCCAGCGCGTCGAGCTGGTCGAGCGTCCCACCTTTTTGAATCAGAGAATTCGCCGAACCAAAGAACTGATTTGCCGTCTGCGATTTTGCAACCTGTTCCGCGATCACCTCATCGGCAGGATTGTATTGCGGGTTCACCTTCTGTGCTGCGAGAGTGGCTTTTTCGATGAACTGCGGAGTGGTGCCGCGCGTCTTTAGTTCGTTTAGAGTGAGCGAGCCGTTCGCCAGCAATTTGCCCGCGACGTTCGGATCACCCTGCATCGCTGCCTGACGCTCCTGCGCCTCAACCCGCGCCAGTTGCTCTTTCCCGGCTTGAATCCGTGGATCTGTGTTGAGAGCGATGTCTTTTTGCAGGTACTGTTGCGCGTCCTGCGATAACCCCCCGCCCGGTGGAATGACTTTCTGTTCTGCTATCGTCGCCTCTGCTTTCGCTTTGTGGAAGTCGGCAATCTTCGCATCCAATCCGATCACGCTGGCGATGGCGGGAAGGTGTTCGATGTCGGCGCGGTAGACGTGCCCGAGATCGACGGGCGGCACGCCGGGAAACAGTTTCGGGTTCTGCATCAAATCTTGCTTCAGCTGATCGAGCATCGCGGGAGCTTTCGCGGTGGGGGCGTCGAGAATTCCGCCAATGCGATCGGCGAGCACGCCGTAGCCTTTCTGTGCGGTGGCCGCGTTGGCTTCTCCGGTTTGCGCGACATCTTTCGCCGTGGCCGCCATCTTTTGCGAACGATCCACAAATTGCCCGGCGAGTGCGAGCGCCTGTTGCGGCATCACACCTTTGGAAACAAGCGCCTTCGTCATGGCGTCGGGATCGAATCCCAGTCCATTCGATTCCGCTTTGTCGGATCCAGTGAAACTCTTCAGAAAATCCGGATCGCTCCACGCCTTCACCATCGCCTGCTGCGATTGCAATTGCAGTTGCTGCTGCTGGTTCTGCAGGCTCTTGGCCTGAATATCCTGCTGCGCTTCCTGTTGCTGCAGCGGCTGCATCTGCTGTTGTCCGAGCAGGCTTTTCAGCTGCAGCATCTTGCCGTACTGCTCCATCGCAGACGGCATCTGTGGCGGCTGCACGTTGTAATTCGGCATGTTGGGAAGCTGGAAGGCCATAAAGTTATCCCTGGGGTTGCACGCCTTGGGGCTGGGTGGACATCATCAAACTGGAGAGGCTATAGGGCGCGCTCGGCGTCGAGCCGGACATGTAGCCGCCTGGCATGTAGCTCGGAGCGCCCAGGGTGGAATTCGAGACCCCGCCCACCGATCCGCCGTTGAACGTCGGCAGTGCGTTGTAAGCCTGGTTCCCCAGCAAATTGTTCAGCAGGAAGCCGCTGGAGAGCGAGTTCGACGCGCCGGAAAGTGCGCTGCTCCAGGCATTCGCCGATCCAATGGTGCCCGCCGCCGCGCTCGCGCCCTTCTGTCCCATCAGGGAAGCGATGTCTCCGCCGACTCCGGAAATCAAACCGCCTGCGCCCTGGGCCGCCGACAGACCCATTCCTGCCTGCCCGGAGAGCATGTTGTACTGATTCTGCTGATTATTCAGGAAGGTGTTGTAGGCATCCTGGTACTGAGTCTGCGCGTTGTTGAAGACGTTCTGGTAGTTCGAGGCCGCTGTCCCTTGCGCGTAATTGTTGAGCGAGGCGAGGGTTCGCCCGGAGAGCAGGCTGCCTTGCCCGGCGGCGGAATTCTGCATGGCCGCTTCGCCCTGTCCCAGTTGGAATTGATAGCCAGGCGTGGCGGCGGCTTGCGCGGCGGTCGGTGCGGTGAACTGTCGCGTCCAGGGTGTGAGCAGGCCCTGGCCCGGCGTTCCCAGTAAATTCGAGAGCGTGCCCTCGGCTTGCTGGCCGCCCTGCAGGAAGGGGGAATAATTCTGCAGGCCCGTCTGTTCCTGGCCCTGGAGGTAGGTTTCCGCCTGCTGCTCCGCCTGGATCTGCTCCTGCGCGGCTTTCGACGATGCACTGGAGCCGAACAGGCCGCCGAGCAGGGAAGAGGCCGCTCCGATCCCGCCAATGATAAATGCCGGCATAAGTTAGGAACTCGCTTTCATCGCCGCCCGGAAAAACTCTTCGCCATGCGCCGCATTGCTAAAGCGCAAGAGAACGTAGCGCCCGTGCATCGCCACGTAAGTGTTCGTCGGCACCAGACGAATCCATTCGGACTCGGAATCTTTCCCGTACACGGTGACCTTCATTGCCTCGTCGAAAAAATCTTGCGCTCGCTCCTGGTCGGCGAATCCCAGCAGCACGTGGCGGGGATGCATCGCTACATACACGTGGCGGCCGTCGATAGTGAGGAATGTTTTCTCCGGTGGTGCGAACTGCGGGTCGAACAATTCGAAGCCGACTGGCCGATTGAGCCAGTGCTCGATCAGCTCTTCTAGCTCCGCTTCCATTCAGCTGCGCTCCATTACCAGCAGCTGCGAGCTGTTGGTCAGGTTCACGGTTTTCCCAGGGTTGCCATTCACGGCTAGGTAGTAGCGGTACGGCGTGGTCGGGGAAAGTTCGGAATCGAGATAAGAAAATGTGCCGACCTGGCCGACGCCGCTCGCGACCGTCCCGCCGGCGAAAGCATCCCCGCCCACGATGACATCGCCGGCATTGGGCGCCGCGCCATTTGCGGGAATCGCGCCCGTGGTGCGATATACGTAGTGATAGACCACATTGTCGTTCACGTTGTAGGAGACGCGCGCCTTCACCGTGAATTCTCCGTAGCGCTGCGGGGTGAGCGGTCCGGTACCGATGCCGGTCGATTGCGGCCCTCCGTTGGTCGCGACTGCGGTCGCCGAAGTGGAAGCGGTGCCGCGATTGATCACCGGGCGGTTCAGCAGATCGGCCGTCGATTGCAGCCACCGGGTACGCGGAGCGCCCGAGCCCGAGCCGCCCTGGGTGCCCATCTGGCCGCCCTTCGCGACCGGGACGGGACTATCCCAGTCCGAAGGAACAATTTGCGTGACGAGGTTCTTGGTCGGCATCTCAGCTCAACATCTCAACTCGCTTCACTAGCTCACTTCCGCAATCGATTTCGCCCAGCGCTTCTTCTGATCTTGGGTTCCGTTAGTGTAGGCGTCGGCGATTGACCAATCGATCGGATCGGAAACCACAACTTTGGGCGTCCAGCTGCGCCAGCTCCCCAGGCGGCGGTCGATGGCCACGACTTTCGACTGGCCGGCTTTTCCGCAAGCGATCATGCGATCCGGCGTCCAGGTCTGGCCGAAGTCTTCCGAGTAGGAAAAAATCGCCAGCGGATCGCGCGGCTTGCGGTTGCCATCGAGCAGCGGTGGTTGCGGCCCAAGACCAGTTTGAAAATCCACCTGGAATTCGTTGATCGCGACCGGAATCTGTCCGCCTTCATTCGAGATCGTGGGGCCGATGCGGGTGCGCACGATCGGCGTCGAGACTCCCGGCCCCGTCATCTCGGAGAAATATTTGCGGCTCATCGAATACACGTTGCCGCTGGTGCGATCGCCAATCAGGTGCAATCCGAAATTGAAAGTGTGGCAGCGCGCGAGATGTGCGCTGGGAGCGCCATTGACGAGAGAGCTGCGCTTCGACCAGGTGCCGAGATCGGCATCGAGCGTCCAGG